TATTTAATGCGGCTAAGCGGGCTGTTTCTAGGTTAATTTGTTTACCGGTTAATAATTCTGCTTCTAATTCGGCTGATATGCTGTCTTCAAAGTTAAGTAATTTACCAGATATTGCTTCTACTTTACTTAAATCAGACCCTAATGCTTTAGCTGCTACAGCTGCTTCTGCTAATGCCTTACTACTACCACCTAATGATAATTTAATAGTGTTAGAAGCACCAGCTGTTTCTTTCATTAATTGTTTAACATTAATCGCTAAACCCTTTTGAGCAGATAATGCAGCGGCTCCACCTAAAAATCCTTTAGTAGTATCTTCTACACTTTTACCAGTAATTAAAGACATTTTTTGCATACTTACTAATTCATCATTAGTAAAGCCTGCTTGTTCTCTTAATTTAGTAAATGTTTTTAAATCTTTTTCATTTATATCAGCATTGGCACCTAAAGCTTGACCAATAGCCATATAACTTTCTTGTAATCCTCTAGTATTAATAGCGGCGTCTTTTGACTGTAACGCAATTTGACCTAATTGCTCTCTAAATGCTAGAGCCTCTTTATAGGTCATATTCATACCTTTAGCTAACTCACCAGCAGCTTTATCTATAGACATCATTATACCAAATGCTTGGCCTAATAGAAATAAAGGGTCAGTTAATGAACCAGCTAAACTTTTACCTACAGAACCTGCAGTTTTAGCCATTACTGATAAGCGAGTTGATCCTTTTTTAGCTGATTCTTCTTGGGCTGCTGAGGCTGCTGCTTCAGCATCTATTAAATTACCAAGTACAGGGATTTTGCTTATGCCTTTTACAAGATTACCTGTTATACCTAATTTTTTATTTTGGGCTTCAACTTGTTTTTGTTGTTTTTCTAATTCTTTAGTATAGTCTTCATTATAACCTTTAGCTTTAAGATACTCACTAACAAGTTGCTTTTGTTTTCTAGTTAAAGAAAGAGTACCAGCATTTTGTTTTTCAATTAACTCTTCAATGTTTTCTACTTGAACACCTTGTTGTCTTAGATTAGTAACAAGTTTAATACCCAATGATAGCTCTTGGGCTTTTCTAGCATTAATTTGGGATTGGATGTTTTTAACAGTAAGAGATCCCTGTTCTATTTTAACAAGATTAGATGCGATATCATCTGTAATTTTAGCAAATTTATTAAATGATGATTGTAAGTCTCTAGCTGTGGCTTTAGTGACACGATCCGCTCCTTCTAACGCTTGGTTAAATATACTTCCAATTTGACTGGCTATACTGCTTAAAGCATCTTCTACAATGGATGCTGTTTCTTGGGCTTTTCTTCTTATATCGTCTTGATTATCGGCCATAGTGTTTTATATGGTATAAATATAGAGAAAGCCAAGTTTTAATACTTGGCTACTCTCTTATTGTTATCTAATTTACCTTTAAAATGTGATGGTAAATCTATTTTACCTTCTTTAATTTTTTGGGTTTGTGTCGCTAAATCATCAGATGATTGGATTTGTTTTTCATAGTGTTCTTGTAGTTTTTTAAATGTAAATCTACGAAGCCATATAGGCATGTTATAAACTGTTTCCCAATCATAACCTCCTTGCCCATTAAAAACTATTTCATGTATCTGAGTAAATAAATTAGATCTAGCCTGGGGTGATAGATCAGATGTCAGGCCAAAAAAAGCTAAGTCCAATTGGAATTGAGACTTTTTCGTTGCTCCCGCTGGGAAAAAAGGTCAGATCAACGTCTGGCTGCACCTCCTTTATATACTCCCTTAATGCTCTGGAGTCACGAGCAAGTAACATTGTATCTACAAATTCTCTAATATCTTTTTGGTCTCTGTTACCATTAAAAGAAGTAATAATATATTTTAAACGAGTTGATAATTCAGCTGAGGAGTTTTTGTTAATCTTTTTCAAACCATCTAATTCAGCTTTAATTTTAGTCTCATCTTTATTAGTTAATAATTTAAAAGTAACATCTATACCTGATGCAGGTAAGGTAAAATCAAATTCATTTATACCTTTTTTAAATAGCTTAGTGTCAATAGGTTTATTATCTAGTGTGCTTAAATCAATCTCATATTCTTCTCCACCCCAAGTAAATTTATAATCTTTACCATACCCTAAAATACGAGCTGCTACTAAAACAGCGTTTTTATCACCGACACACATTTCATCATAATTTACATCGGATACTATAAGTGATTTGATTAACTCATCTAATACTGTACCTTTTTGTATATAATTAGAATTGGTAAGGATGTCTTCTTCTCGAGCGGTCATGTATTTCATTTCAACTTTCCCACTTGATAAAGGAGATGATTCTGGGTATATTAATCCTTGTGATGGTAACTCAACAATTTCTGTTGGTATATTTAATTTATTACTCATAGATTTTATTTATTATAACTTTATGTTCTTATATAAATATATACAAAACTAGTTTTTAGCGCACTTCATAATTCTCTTTCATATACTTATAGTATGTGTTTGTAGAGCTCCAAACTTGATTATAATTATGGGCAGCACTACCTGTAACTCCAGTTACATTTTCAGCTGGGTAAACAGTTATAGTGTCTGTGTTTAGGTTAAATCCTTGTGGATTTGAATCAGTAGTATCTAATGATGTTTCATCTAAAGTATTAATTAATGTACTACCATTATTTGGTTGGCCTATAATTTCATCTTCATATGTATGTATAGATGAATTTTCTTGGATAAACCCAGATTGAGGATCATTAATAGGGACATCACCAGGAAAACTTCCAACACTTAATAAAGTTTGTCCTTGTTCTAATAATTGTTTTAAACCCATAAATTATTTTATTATAAATATTAAAAAAAAGAAAGCTCGCAAAACGCGAGCTCTTTTTATTGTTAAGTAGTGAAATTAGTAATTTAACACGCAGTAGTCTACAGCTACAGTCATTGTGATATTTACAGCTGTGTCTGCAGTATCCCAGTTATAATCACCGAAGTTAGCATCAACTACAAATGCGCCTTTAAGAATCCATTCACTTACTACGTCTCCAACAGGACCTAATACATCTAATACTAAATCCTTTTTATAAAAATCAGAATATCCATCTCTACCTGTTACAGATTCGTGATGTAAACGAACCCATTCCATTACAGCTTGTGCTCCAGATGGTGTGATTGGGTCGAATAATGTCATTGATACATTACCCCAAACTGTTTTACCTTTAACCTTACGTTGAACGTTAATATGGTTTAAAGTTACTTCACCTTGAGTTAAATTAATACCGTTTACACCTTTTACAATGTAACTAGGTACACCATCCATATACAGGATAAATCTATTAGCCTGTTTTGGTTCAAAGGCTGTAAAGAATATTTCGTTTGAATTTAATATTGCCATGTCTGTTTATTTGTTATAAATATTCAATCTTTAAAAATTACGCTGGGAAAGTAGCTCCAGTTGGTGTGATGTTGAAATCTAAGTAAATAAATTCAGCAGTCTTAGTAGGTTGTAAATAAATTTGTCCTACCATTTGATTTTGATCAATTACTGTTGGGGTGTTATTACTATCATCCATTATCACTCGGAACGCGTACAAACCTTGTCTTTGTTGAACTGATTCTAAGTATGGGTTTACTTGTGCTAAGAAGTTATTTCTTGTAGCAGCTGTATTTTGTTCAAATACTAAGTTATTAGCTACTTGAGAAATATAGTTCTTAAGAGCAATTAACAAACGACGAACATTTACACGATCTAAAGCACTTGCTCTTGTTTGTAATGTCTTTTGACCATACACTACTACTCCAGTTCCGGGGAAAGTAGCGATTGGATTTACTTTTCCACTATATAAAGTATCTCTATCACCTTGTGGTAAACGTCTTTCAGCTCTGATTACTTGAGATAATCCACCTCTGTTTATACCAGCAGGTGCAAACCATGGTTCAGAAACACTGTCATTGTAAGCATATACTCCTGCTATTACAGTTGAAGCTGGTACCCAAACATTTTGTCCTGAGTCTGGGTCTTGTACTTGGCACCATGGCCAGTAAGTAGCAGCATATGATGTATTTCTATTAGCAGCTTGTCCTGTTACAGCTGTGACACTTCCAGCACCATAAGCTACCATATCCATTACATAAATAGCATCTCCACGGTTTTGGGTATGTGATATAATATTAGTTATTGGAGAAGTATAATCAACATTATATAAACCGGGTGTTAATATTACATTATATTTATAATCATCTTGGTTTGCTAATAAAGCTATCATGTTATCATAACTTCCAGATACTAAACCTTGAGTATCAGTACTGTTAATTTGATCATAAAATTTAGCTCCAGCTCTTATACTTCCAGCAGCACTTCCAAATGAACCACTTGCATTAATTGGTAATGAACCTGTATATATTGGGTTTGGGTTACCAGCATTATTAAAGTAATTAGGTGTAGTTAAGTTAACTGATTTAACTCTCACATAGGCTGATTGGTTAGGGAAGCTACCGGTTAATTGTAAATATTTGGTTTGAGTGCTTGAGTCTGTTCTTAAATTATACTTTTGGTCTCCGATTACTTTAGATACATAATTAGAAGCAAATGGGTCTAATGATAAGTTAGTCCATGTTTCTAATACTGTTTGTTCTAAAGTATTATCATTACCTTGGCGAATTAATAAATCAAATGTACCAGATGATGTGTTACTGTTTACAATTTGCCACCTAACATTATCTGCTGAGCCACTAATTAATGCTCCATTTGAATCTTCAGATCCGGAACTATTCATAATAGTACCCTCAGAAATTGTTTCTAAGGTAAATACAGGAGATGTAGCTCCACTTGAACTTACAATTAAGCTACTTGTAGCGGATGTATATGATCCCGATACTACGCGAGCAACTAATAATGACTCACCTCCATTTTGGAAGTAATTATATGCTGCTATAGAAGTAAAATAAGTATAAGTTTGAGCTGGGCTACCACTTGATAATGTAGTACCAAAAATTTGTTGGTATTGAGAATAAGAAGTAACTACTGTAGGTATTTCTACAGGTCCTTTCACAGTTGGGCCTATAATAGCGGCACCTACGGTTACAGGGCCTTGGGAAACAAATGAAGTATCATTTTCTCTTGCTAATACGCCTGGTGATATTAGAGTTTCTGCCATGTTTTATTTGTGTATTAATTTTATTATAAATATCTTGATTTTTGTTAAAATCATGGAACCGGAATAAATTCTCCTTTTTCTAAATTAATATTTCCATCACCATATTTTTCTTGAAGTTGTTTAGCTAGTTGCTCTTCGGTCTCAATTTGGTTTTGAAGGGTTTGTTTTAGTTTTTGTTTTTCATTTTCTAAAACTAATATTCTATACTCTATAAACCCTAATTGTTCAACTAATAGTGATTGATTGTTTTGGATATTTTTTAAAGATTGAATTTCTTCTTGGGTTAAAACTTGTTTTTCCATAATTGTTATTTAACTATAAATATTATGAAGTAGGTGGTAGATTATTAATGTCTGAGACTGTCTCTGTCCCAAATGTTAATTTATTGCGGTCTGAAAATTTGGGTACGAATGTTGTATCTTTTTGTATTACATCTGGTATGATATATCCAAACATTCTTAAATTAAAAGAACTTCTAACCATTCTTTCACTATTATCTGATAATTCGGTAGTTGTGGAGAATGAATCAATGTTTGTTTTGAATTTAAAGCGCTCAGGATCACCCCAGTAGGCATCAGATGCATATTCTACCGCTTCAATGATTTTGTTTAATTGATCATTATAATAAGTAAACACAACACAATCATAAGTTACAGTTACATAATCCGGTACTACTGTAGCATATAATGTTTGTTCTGGTTTGATTCCATTTAATAAATTAAATTTACTATATGCATTTTGTTTACTATATTTTTTACCGGTAATAGCTATGTTATGAGGGTCATTAGCATCTAATTTATTGGCTAAACTTCTATTTTTTTCAATGCTATTTCTTTTAAACATTAATAGTGGAGCCATTATTTTACCATTTAGATCTCTATAATATCCGTCTTTTTGGTATGATTTCCATTTTTCAGGTGAACCATATATTATAGGAACAGATATCATTTCTCCAT